AGGCGAATTAGCGGTAAATACGGTTGATGGCAAATTATATCTTAAACGTGCTAATCAGGATGTATTACCTGTTATAACAATTGGCGTTGATAACATCGGGTCGTTAACATTGACAGGTAGCATTGAACATAATGGTACTGGATCATTTGATGTTGTGGTAGTAGGTGGGGTGGATATAATAAATGATTTCAGTTCATCAACAGAAACACGTTTGAACACTATCGAAGCGAGTTCCGGTGGATTGTGGACTTCATCACTTGGAAATATAACACGACAATCAAACGTAGAAATAACGGGAAATCTTTATATATCTGAGTCACTTTTTGTTGTAGATAGTGGTTCATTCAATCATCTTGAAGTGGATGCAGAAAGTCTTTTTGTTGATAGTGGTTCTTTTATTTATTTGGTTGCAACGCAATCAGTTTTTGGAACTGTTTCAGCTTCAACTTATGCGGGATTCAAAGAGAATATTCCATTCCAAATAAGTGGCTCAGTTATAGATATGAAATTTCCACCCGTTTACGCGCCGGTTAATATGACGTTTACGGGTATTCAATATAGTTTAAAAACAGGTTCTTGTGATGTAAAATTTGATGTATCTGGATCGGTTTTCGCATCATATGCGACTGGATCGATAACGACACAAACGCCATGGGGGTCGTTAACTGCAATATCGAATACAATCACAGCGGCTGACGAGCTTGTTGTTGAAATAACTGGTTCGGATTTAGCCGCCGAGCATTTAAGTTTAAATTTATTATTCACACGGTAAAAAATACGACGTTGATATTAGAATATAATATGAATGAAGGGATTGGATCAATATTATCCTCGGCTATTGATGCAAAAGGGGTTCTGATTCAGTTTCAAGAATTCGATAAGGATAATTTTCAAATTCATGGTTGGATATAATATTTGTTATTACAAAGGAGTTAAAAATGAGTAAATTTACTGAAAATGAATTACTTAAAATTAAAAAGTTACAAGAATTGTATGCTGATATTATTCAAAAAATGGGTCAACTTGAACTTCAAATAGTAGATATTGAAAAAATATTAAATGATTTGAAAAATGATAAATCAGAAAGTTTGGTAAAATATCAAAATGCAAAAAAAATGGAAGAAGATTTGGTACATGAATTGACGGAAAAATATGGAGAAGGATCAATTGATATAAATACTGGTGATTTTACACCTTCAAATCCTAAATAAAATTAATGTTTGCCAAAATTTTTAACTATTTATAATTAATAGAAATTGACGATTTGTAAATTCTATTGAGAAATTAATCGTTTATAATTATGAATTAGTTTGTAATTATAAGGATGGATATAAACGATTTTAATATAAATTCATTATTTAAGTAAAGTGGAGAAAAAAATGGCTGAAAAGCTTGTATCACCGGGAGTTTTTACACAAGAAAAAGATTTATCTTTTCTTCCGCAAGGTATTGGTGAAATTGGTGCAGTTATTATAGGTCCTTTTGATAAAGGACCTGCATTTGTACCAACTATTGTACAATCTCAAAATGAGGCTCTTGTAACATTTGGTGGGAGTTCAAAATTTTATGCACCATTAACGGTTCAAAGTTATTTAAAAAATGCGGGACTAGTTACTATAGTTAGAGTTCTTGGGGAGGGGGGATATACAACTAATTTAAAACCACTTGTAGTAAGTGGTAGTGATACAATTCTTACCGTATTAGCGCCTACGAAAGAAAATTTAACATATGATTTTTCAGATTTAGTCATATCAGGAACAATTGCATCGGTGGTAGGAACAATTAGTGGTTCAGCAACGACATTTTCACTTGATTCGACTTCGACTGATTATATTACAAATGTATTAGGGACAAATCCATTAGGGACAACAAAAGCGTATGTATACGCGAATTTCAAAAAGTTTCAAAGTGGGAGTCTTTCAACAGATATAGTTTTAACTGGTTCTACATCAAATGTAACATTTGACGGATATACGCCAGGTGAAACACCATTTATAATTTCTCAAACACTTGGTGGGACAAATTTTGATCTTTTTCGGATATTTACAAAAAGTGATGGAACTCTTGCAAATAAAGAAATCAAAGTTGGTATATTTGATATAAAATTTCCTGATGAGGTTCCTGGATCGGATTATGGAACATTTGGTTTAATTGTTCGAAGTTATAGTGATACTGATAAAAGGCCAGTGGTTCTTGAAACATTTAGCAATTTAAATCTTAATCCTAATAGTGTTAATTTTCTACCGCGTGTAATTGGTGATAGATATCCCGAATTTGTAACTACTAATGGTGATGTTAAATTGGTATATCGGGGTGATTGGCCAAGCAAGTCGCGATATATTCGAGTAACAATGTCGGATTCATTTGATACGAATCCAGATAATGTTGTACCTTTTGGGTTTAAATCATATAATGCTCCTTTTGCTTCTACAAATTTTCCAACTATGAGTTTGAAAGTAAGTCAATCTATAAATGGGGAAACAAATACAAGAGCATTTTTCGGTGTTGATTTTGATAGTGATGATGCGAAATCATACTTTTTACCATTACCGACTATAACTAATACTGGTAGTAATATTAATTTTAATCTTAATGATTATATAAATGGTACAACTGGTTCACTAGTTAATAGAAAATTTATATTAGGATTTCAAAATGGATTTGATGGTAGTAGTCCAGCGACTGTAATTAATACAGGAACTGATATGACATCGGCAAATACATTTGGATTCGATTGTTCAACGGCATCTTCAAGCGGAACATTATCTTATAGAAAAGCTATAGATACTATAGCAAATCCAGATGAGTTTGATATTAATTTGTTAGTTTTGCCTGGTATTCTTCATAGTCTTCATCCATCTGTAACGAATTATGCAATTACGACGGTTGAGAATAGGGCTGATGCATTTTTTATTATGGATACGGCTCAGATTGCAGACAGTGTTCAAACAGTTGTAGATGCTGTTGAGACTTTAGACACGAATTATGTTGGAACGTATTATCCATGGATTAAAATTCTTGATCCAAATAATAATGTTCCATTGTGGGTTCCACCATCAGTTATTTTACCATCAGTTTATGCATTTAATGATCGAGTAGCACAAGAATGGTTCGCACCTGCTGGATTAAATCGTGGTGGATTAAATGAAGCTGTAGAAGCATATACACGGCTGACACATGGTGAGAGAGATACATTATATGAAGGTAGAGTTAATCCAATTGCAACCTTTCCAGGTCAAGGTGTCGTTGCATGGGGACAAAAGACATTACAAGCAAAGCCCTCGGCAATTGATAGAATTGCTGTAAAAAGGCTTTTGATTACACTTAAGAAGTTTATTGCATCCGCATCTCGATTTTTGGTATTTGAACAAAATGTTTCGTCAACACGAAATAGATTTTTGAACATTGTCAATCCATACCTAGAAAGTGTTCAACAACGATCTGGTCTTTATGCATTTAAAGTTGTAATGGATGAAACTGAAAATACGGCAGATGTGATTGATAGACTTCAATTGATTGGTCAAATTTTTATACAGCCAGTTAGAGCTGCTGAATTTATTGTATTGGACTTTAATATATTGCCAACTGGAGCTACTTTCCCAGAATAGTTTAATTATAATATTAATTCCCGTATATCTTTTAAATAGGTTATGGGAATTAATATTTTTACTGGTATTAAAGTGATGTTTAAATTTGTGGATAGTTTACTTATAATTTAAGCTGTTAATTAAATTGAGGAATATGATATGCCGAGTAAAGCACTTCAAATGCGCTGGAAAAAATTATATAATAATCCATTTGGACCATACCCATTAGAATCTGTAGAATCTGTAGAATCTGTAGAATCTGTAGAATCTGTAGAATCTGTAGAATCTGTAGAATCTGTAGAATCTGTAGGATCTGTAGGATCTGTAGAATCTGTAGAATCTGTAGGATCTGTAGGATCTGTAGGATCTGTAGGATCTGTAGAATCTGTAGAATCTGTAGAATCTGTAGGATCTGTAGGATCTGTAGGATCTGTAGGATCGGTAGAATCTGTAGAATCTGTAGAATCTGTAGAATCTGTAGGATCTGTAGAATCGGTAGAACGTCCAGAAACAATTGTGGTAAAAGAAGAAATGTCTAAAAAAAAGAAGGTGTCGAAGAATCTAAAAAAGTGAAATTGGATGACGAAAAATAAATTAAAACAATTAATACGAGAAGAAATTCGATTATTATTAAATGAATCTTCTCGAAGTATTCTACATATATTACCAAGTGGTCCACGACCACGATACAAATCATGGGCAAAAAATTTTTCAGAATGGAAAAATGGTCGAACGTATGAGGTTGTAGGATTACATAAAAATTCGATTTTAGTACGGAAATGATAACGGATAAAATTTAATAAAATATTAAATCTATATATTTATAGATAAAGAAAATAAGTTTGGAGATTATTGATGGCCGAATTACTTGAACAAAATGAGGTGTTTTTTACTGCATTTCAACCTAAACAACAACATCGTTTTATAATGTATATTGAGGGTATTCCGGCATACGAAATAAAAACATCCCAACGGCCAAAGCTTTCTATAACTCCTATAACTCTTGATCATATCAATACGAAACGATATGTAGCTGGTAAATCGGAGTGGCAAGAAATTTCTATTACATTATATGATCCAATTGTTCCATCAGCGGCACAATCGGTAATGGAATGGGTTAGATTGCATCATGAATCTGTAACAGGACGGGATGGGTATGCGGATTTTTATAAAAAGGATATTACTTTAAATATGCTGGGTCCGGTTGGAGATAAAATTGAAGAATGGACATTAAAAGGCGCATTTATTACAAATGCAGATTTTGGAGATGTTGATTGGTCTTCGGATGAAACGTTGAATATTAATCTTAATCTTAGATTCGATTACGCTATACTTCAATTTTAAAAATTATTTTATGGATATACCTTCAATTTGGAGGTATATTCATTTGCAGGTTTAAAGTATATCATACCTTTATGCTACAAATAGAAATGGTCTAAATAAAACCAAAGCATTAACTTATATGTTGTTAAGAGAAGAAAGGTTGTTACTATTCAAATACGCTTCAAATCATTATCTTATAAAGTATTGTGCGAATATTATAAAAGTTATAAACCTAAGGTTTACCTTTTTGAGAGCCCAAAGGGTGGCAAATATTCTCCGACAAGCGTGACAAATATTTTGAAGAAATTGGCTAAAAAAGCTGGAATATCAAAAAACGTCACGTCCCACATGTTACGTCATAGCTTTGCAACTTACTCACTTGCTTGAACAGGGTACAGATTTAAGATATATTCAACAGTTTAGACTGGGAAAGCGGGAAAGATGTAGAAGCACTACGCCAAGGCTATGAAACTTTTAGAGTAGAGAAATACGACAAAGAGTTGGCGACGATTGCTAACGACCATGGCTTGCAAACAACAGCCTTAAAATCCTTTGTAGAGCAGATTATGAACCGAATGATTTTTGACGGAGAAAAACTCACCGATCTGTTGGAATCCTTGGAACTATGCTGGAAACAAAGAAGCAAAGCAGAAACCGCACTGATGAGAGATTGGGTACCACAATTGAAGAAGTTGGCGCAAGACAGGGAGATAAGCGGATTAGCAGCTTATGAGTAAGAACAATGAATTGATACCTGAGTTACGTTTTCCTGAGTTTGAGAATGATGAAATTTGGGCGGAAAATGAGCTAAATGACTTTTGTTTCAATATCTCTTCTGGAAAGGATAAAATTCAAAATGATGGTGCGTTTGACCTATATGGGTCAACTGGAATAATTGGAAAAACTGAAAATGCTGACTATGACGGAGATTTCATTTTAGTCGCACGAGTTGGTGCTAACGCTGGCTCGTTAAATAGGGCTAATGGTCAATTTTGTGTTACAGATAACACACTCGTTGTAAACCTGAAACAACCTAAAAATATAGAATTCATATTCTATTCACTATCTAAAATTGGGTTGAATAAGTTGGTTTTCGGTTCAGGTCAGCCTCTAGTTACCGGAAAACAATTAAAAGAATTGAATATTCTTACTCCTGTTAATCCCCAAGAACAACAAAAAATCGCTTCTTGTCTTTCGGCAGTTGATGAATTAATTACTACCCAGCAGGATAAAATCGAGCAATTGCAGCAGCATAAAAGGGGTATGATGCAGGGTTTGTTTCCAAAAATAAATGATGCGTAGATGCGCAGGATAAAAAGGGAGCGTAGCCCACAAATCTTCGTAACAAACAATAAAACAGCAGACCAAAGGGGCGTAGCCCTGACATCATAAAATTATACATACAATTCGTATTCGCAGTAAAGGGAAGAGAGAACCTAATCAAAGAATCATTCAGAGATGAATTAGAGAAGGTAATGTGTGGTATCATCACCAAACAAAGTTCTTGTTTATCTATTTTCTAAATTTGAAGAAAAATTTGGCGAAGATTTATTTGTTAGTTAAACATACTCTGCAAATATACGGTTTTTCTCTGATATATCTAACTTATTCCAATCATCTAATGACAATCCACTTTCTATAAATGCTATGAACTGAGTAGCTAAGGCCTTCGCAATACCAGGGTATGTTTTACTTCTTAGTTTAGCCCTGTCTTTTGTTTTAGGTAGTAAATGCATTCTTTGGTGTCTTCCTTCAACTATGTTTGTAGGCTCTAACTTAGGCAAGTTTCTTAGCCATAAACAAGTTGCTTTCGTTTCACCGTGACCAAACATCCAGGGTTGCAAAACTTGGTCTGGTTTTCTAAATCTACTACTCATTACGCCTATTGGATTTTCAATCCCCACTTTCGGTATCTTGCAATTATATAGCTTCATAAAAAATTCAATCGCTTCTTCTCTTGCTGCTCTTCGTTCTGCCCCCACAAGCGCCCCGCTCTGTCGTTTTGGTTGGTCTTTGTACCATTTGTTCGCACTTATGGTTAAGTATGTGCAATCAGGGAAAAAAATACCAACATCCCATCCCTTCAAATCTATTGCCTGGAATACATCCATTTTCAAATGCCATTCAGGATGTCCACCGCTACATTCTTGCAAATCACAAGAATACGTTTCATGTCCTAACTTTCTCAATTCTATCGTTACTGCTTGGCTCTCTTCACAGCCTACTAATATTTTCATAAATCCGTTTTTAAAATCCGTATTAAGCTTAACATTGTGTACAGTATATGCTTCTTATGATCGCCCGATACCATACATAATGCGTTATATGTAATATTACGTTATCAATTCGTATTAAGTTTCGTGATTATAATCTTTTTGCTTTATTTTTTAAAACCCACGATCTTTTTGTTTAAGCCAAGTAAGGTATGGAAATGGGTTGTATAAGCAACAACAAATGATTTCACTTAGGAGCCTGTCCGGTTTTTGGGGTTCACTTCTTAATGATGCAAATGTTTTAAGATTATATTAGTTATGTATTCTCTATTATATAATATTATTATTTTGTAGTAAAATATCTATTTGGTTATAGTTAAAGACATAGAGAAAATATCATAAATAAATGAGGTATATTATGACATTAAAACAAAAAGATGATTCTGATATGATTAATGATGTATCGACTGGAAAATCTCCGAAATTTCCTTCTGAAGTTATTGATTTACCTTCAGACGGGTTTTTTTATTCTGAAGATCATCCACTTTCATCCGGTAGAATTGAAATTAAATATCCTACTGCTAAAGAAGAAGATATTTTAACATCAAAGAATTTAATTAAAAAAGGATTGGTTCTTGACAAATTCATTGAATCTATTCTAATAACAAAATTTGATCTTGACAGTTTATTGATAGGTGATAAAACTGGGATAATGGTTGCATCACGAATTCTTGCATATGGCAATGAATATGTCGTAGATGTAAAATGTCCACGATGTCAAGAATTACAACAAAAACAAGTTATTGATTTGAGTACGCTTCGAAAAAAAGAAATTATAACGGATGATTTTGTAAAGGGGCAATCCGAATTTGATTTTCAGTTACCTTTGTCATCACGAAATGTTAAATTTAAAATTTTGACACAAGCTGATTCAAAAAATATTGAATCTGAATTAAGTATTATGAAAAAGAAATTTGGTGGATTGCAAGACCGAGAAATTACTACACGGTTGAAATATGCGATTGTTGAAATAGATGGTGATAGAAATCGAAATAAAATTGTTAAATTTGTTGACACTGAAATGCTAAGTAGGGATTCATTAGCTTTACGAGGTGAGCTTAATCGAGTAACGCCTGATATTTTATTAGATTATGAGTTTGAATGTAATTCTTGTGGGATTTCCCAGGAGGTGCCTGTCCCGATGGACGTTGGGTTTTTTTGGCCTTCCGGAAGAATATAAAATTATTCTTCATAAAGAAATTTTTACATTATCTTTTTACTCAGAAGGAGCTTTTCCATTTTCTGATGTATGGGATATGCCGACATATTTGAGAAAATTTTATATGATGGAATTGGAAGAAGCGTTGAAAAATAGAAAATCAAATTCACAAGAATCTCAACCAAATAAAGATAAAAATTTTGCACATATCTCTAATAATGTAACACATTCATCGCCACAAAAGTTCTCGACAAAGATGAAATAGGGAAAATGTAGATTTCTCTATCTTTGTATATATTTTAATAGTTGATGGTTTTTAGGAGTTGATTTTAAAATGTGTCATCTTATTGTGGATATATATGCTCAAATTAAATAGAATAATGATTTGGGTAGTAATAATTACGTGTTTTTTTGACAACGAAATATTTATATATAATATAAATATTGGAGGTGGTTGATGAAAAGATCTGAAATTCGGAAATTTATAAGAAAAGAGATACAAAATATTGTATATGAATGGTCTATTGCAAAATCATTAGGTCGAATAATTGGGTCGCGTGCAGGTCGTGATTTAAAGAAAGGTAAAGATTACCGAGGTGTTAAGCAAGATGCTGAACAATCAGTTCAAGATTTAAGTAAGAGAATTAAACACTTTAATTCAAAGGTGAAACAATTTAGAGATAAAAAATAATGCCTGAATCATTTGATTTAAAGGAACAACGAAATATTACTGCTGAATTAAATAAGCAACTTGATTCATTAAAAAATGTTAATGAAGTTTATTCAACAATCTCAGATTTCGCATCAAATGTAAATGATGAATTAAAAGCAGTAACGTCCGAATTGGGTAATATGTCACCAGGTGTGCGGGATATTAATAAAGAAATAAATCAAATTGTTACGACAACGGTAAAGAAAACTGGAAATTTGATTCAGAATTATAAGAGTTTAGGGACGACTTTATTTGAACATATAGATTCACATGAAAAGATAGTTGAACTTGAATCTTTGAAAAATAAAATTATTGATAATTATTTTGGTAAAAATGGTGCAATAAAAGATCTTTTATTGGAACGAGTCTCTATTATCAATGATGAAATATCAACATTAGGGAAATTAGTCGAACAGCAAACTGAACTTAATAATCAAATAAATGTATCTGCTGATCGTATAATGGGGTTTTTTGATAGTGTTCAAAGTGGTATAGAGAGCATTCCAGGAGGGGGATTTTTAACACAATTATTGGGTGTTGATCAGTTTAGAGAAAAATTTAGAACTGGCGTGGTTGAGGGATTAAGTGATACAGTGCTTAAAATTGGCAATTTAAGTAAAGGAATGGTTGCTGGATTAGGAATGGTTGTCGTGTTGTTATCATTAGCGGTTGCTAGATTTATGGAGATTGATTCGAATACGAGAGAAATTCGTGCGCAGACAGGGTTTATTGGACAAGATCTTGATAAAATAGTAAATTCGTCAGTTAAATTAAATAGAGAATTTCAGGTTTATGGATTGGGATTGGAAGAGTCTCGAAATATTATGGTTGCTCTTGTGAATGAGTATGGTTCATTAAGTCTGGTGAGTGATAATGTAGCAAGGTCTACTGCTTTAATTTCAAAATCATTAGGATTATCGGAAGATGCTGCTGCTAAAGTTGTACAGGTATTTGATAATCTCGCGGTAATGAGTGGTAATACATTAGATAATATAATAGCAACTACTATTAAATTATCAGATGTTGCTGATGTTGCACCTCAGCAAATTATGAATGATATTGCTGATAGTGGTGATAAATTATTTTCAGTTATGGGGGGAGCTGTAGCTAATATAGCTCAAGCGGCAGTTGAAGCTCGAAAGTTAGGTGTTAATCTTGATACTGCTACAAATATAGCAGGAAAACTTTTAGATTTTGAGTCATCTATTGCCGATACGATGAATGCATCAGTATTGACAGGACAATTTATTAATCTTGATACAGCGAGATACCTTGCACTTACAGGCGATGTAGCTGGTATGTTAAGAGAAGTTCGTGATCAAATGGGTGACGTTGATGAATTCAGTAAACTTTTACCATTTCAACAACAGGCATTTGCTGATGCATTAGGATTATCAAATTCTGAATTGATGAATATGATGAGAAGTCAAGAAGCATTAGAAAAACTTCAAAAAGGATCGTTATCAACATTTGAAACATTACAACAAGATGCATCACTATCAGATGTTTTAAATACAAGTGGTGTTTTGACTCCACTAGAAACTCTTGGAGCTCAATTTAAGACTGTACTTGTTGAATTGGGCCACGCATTATTACCTATAATTAAATTACTAATTCCAGTTTTATATATTGCGATCGAGTTTCTTAAATCGATTGGAAATGCAATTAATACGTTGTTTGCACCGATTGATATGTTGTTGAATATTGATTGGTTATCAGCATTTAAACGATTTGGTGATGGTGTTGATGCATTGATAAATGCCGCGCGGGATGTTATTAAAGAATTTATGTCATGGTTTAGTAATAATGCAATTTTTAGTACGATAAACAATTTGATAAATGCAGTGTGGGATGTTATTAAAGAATTTATGTCGTGGGTTAGTAATAATGCAATTTTTAGTACGATAAACGATCTGTTTGGAGGTAGTAGTGATAATATTACAAGTAGTCCTATTACTTCTACAAAAAATGTATCGGTTGAATCGGCTGCTGTAGTTCGAGCAGCAAATCGTTCAACTTCTATTACACCGGGTATTGCAAATGTTGTGACGGATATGAGTGAAACTAATAAAAAATTGGGACAGGTTGTTGATTTAATGGGAAAATCTAAATCTATTAATATAGATGGTAGAAAAGTTGGTGATGCAGTGGCACATGCAATACCATCATTATAATGAGGAATTGGAATGGCTCTCGCAGATGTACATAATAATAGCATTTTTTCGGATCTTTCAAAAAAAGTAAATAATAAAATTTCTACTGGAAGAACTGGTGCTAATTTAAAAAGTGGTGTAAAACCCCATTCTATAGAATTTCAATTTGGTCGTACTGATGTATCTAAACTACTTATTAAGAATGAAATTAAATTGTATACTCAATTTTCTGTTAGAGATGGTAGTGAATCTCAGCCATTTTTTGAAACACGAATTATAGATAAAAATCGTCGGCAAATTGGTGGTGAAAGTAGGTTATTTCCATTCCGCAGTTCATTACGACATTCTGAACGAATTACAAAGTTTTTAATTTCAAGTAAAGGTCGTAATTTTATTTTAAAACAAATTGCGTTACAAACATTGAATCCAACTTTGGAAACAAAAGTTTGGAATCCACTATCAGCGGTAATAGGATTGCCATTTGTTCATATTAATCGTCATTTGCCGTTTGTGAGTGGGTTCGATGTAAAAAATTATAGCCAAGCGATTTCGAAGATTCCGCTACAATCAGAAAATATTAGTCGTATTAAATATCAATCACCGCTTGCATTTAATATAGGAACAAGTGAACGTCCAGGGCTTCAAATGGCGAATCGTGGACGTGATTTAATTGCAACTAAAAGAGCATTTATTAATCATAATCCAAATAGATATTTATTTCCTATATCGGCAGATGGGGGTGGATTGCCATTATCAAGCTTACCAAGTCCACGAGAAGAAATGGAGCAGAAAATTGAGTTGGCTAAATCTGCATTGAAGTATACAAAGTCAACTGGTTTTAATCAAGAAAATAATTTTGTACAAAATTCATCAAATGTAAAAAATGTTCTTACTGGATTATTACGATCATTAATTCCTGAGCCAATCCGGAAGCCGATGTCACGAATTCTGGGATTACTAAAAACATCAGAATTTAATAGAGTCGAAATGAAAATTTTTAATAATTATAATATAACATTTCCATATCTTGAAAATCCGTCTGCAATTGAAAATATAAATCCAAAAATTAGTGGAGTAAATGAAAGCAGAGATCAGGGAATAAAATATACGGATAATAAATCTCCGTTGGGGGAGATTCTTAGCACGTTGGAGCAAGTTGGAACTGCTAATGCTACTAATAATATACCACATACATTTAAAACTGATAGTCAATTAGCATCAAGATTAAAAACTGTTCGAGATGATCGGGTAGGAGAATACTTGCAATCATATGGTGAAATATCGACGAAATCTACACTAAATTCATTAACGGGTGTTGGTAAATCTAAAAAATATGAGCAAGATAAATTAAAAAATGATACAGTAATTTATAAAACATATGGGTTTGCAAATCCAGGTGCGATAAATAAAGAAAGTAGATTTCATGATCGGGTTAATGCATTAGATGTAGATGAAGACTATTCAAGTGGTGTTGGTAATAATTTAACAGATTTAATTCCATTTAAATTCTTCCATATAAATGAAAATAGATTTATAATTTTTAGAGCAACATTTACAGGAATTAATGAAAGTATAAGTCCAAGTTGGAATGAAAAATCATATATAGGCCGTGCGGATCCAAGTTATACGTATACCGGAACGACTCGAAAATTGAATTTTAATTTTGATATTCATCCAGAATCAGCAAAAGAATTGGCTCCATTATGGCGAAAAATTAATGCATTGGTAGGTTTATGCTATCCAGATTATGTTAATTTAGTAGGTGGTGGCGAATATATGGTAGCCCCATTTGTTAAATTAACAATTGGAGATCTTTATAATGGAGTTCCAGGTATTATTGAAAGTATAAATGTAACACCGGATGATTCTGGGACGTGGGAAATACGTCAAGGCATTGATGATGATGGAAATGAATTATCACGATTACCACGATATATTAGAATTTCAGTATCATTTGCATTAATTGGAAATGAGAAGTATAGTTCAACTTCGAAATTTTATGATTATACATTTTAAATATGAATATTTTTAGTGGAATACGGTGATTGAAATTTTGACCAAATATAAATTTAGGAGTGATGAATGCCAGTAGATCGATTTTCAAATCAAGACATTCTTCGAAATATAAATAATAATCGAGTATATTCAAGTACATTATATCCGCATATAGAAGACAATATCGATGATATATTCATTATAACTACAATTACGGATAGATTAGATTTATTGGCTTATACGTATTATCAAGATCCGACATTATGGTGGATTATTGCACAAGCTAATCTTGAAAAGTTAAAGAAAGGTTCGATGAATATAAGTTCAGGAATCCAACTTCGAATTCCAAAGAATTTGACGAAAATTTTTAACGATCTTGAAAAAATTAATAAGGAACGATGAGTTGGAAGTTTCTAAATTACGAAAAATTATGAATAACGAAATATTTAAACAAGTGATAACATAAATGGCATTAACAGAACAAAGTGTTTTAGACTTTCAAACATTCCCAGCATTATCTGAAATTCAAAAACCAATTCGAAATGGGTTAACACAACGAGTTAATTCATTTGCGGAAGAAAATAAACCACGAACGGTGTGGATTCGATTGATTTCAAATGCTAGATCGTTAAATGTAAATCCGCGAAAGGGGTGGGAACGTGATAATATTTTTATTATGACAGGAGCTGGTACACTAGATTCTCAAAATAAGATTCGTTCAGGATTTTCGAATATGTATGATTATCAACGGCTTGATAATGTGGATCGGTTATTTCGACCATCTCCGGGAATTGACTCTATTTCGATAACAAATATGGGGGAATGGGGATCTCTTAGGAAAGCTACAATTCAATGGTTTGCACCTAGCATTCAAGATTTGGATGAGTTGTCTCCATATTTTTTAACACCTGGTATTACTATGTTATTAGAATGGGGTTGGGGGGATTTAGAAACACAAATAAAGTCCGTTGATATTAGTCAAAATGAAAATAAATTAAAAGAAAAAATGACATCATATTTTAAAAATCCATTTCAACTTTTCCAGAAACAATGTGATTCGAATGGTCGATATGATGTATTAATTGGCATGGTGTCACATTTTGCATGGACAATAAATGATGATGGTAGTTTTTCTTGTACAACTGAAATTACATCGATGGGCCAATTGATGGCTGGGGTCAATTTAGTTGAACAATTAAATTATACAAATCCAGATGAAAAAGACACACAGAAAAAAACAATTAAAGAATATATAACTAAAGATTTTGATAAGAATATACAAATTACAAAAAAACAATTACCGAAAGAAGAAACACGAGAATATGGTGTAATTGATGTTGATATCTTTATTGATAATGGTACGTTATTTGGATTATTTGGAAAAGATACATGGGTTTCTTGGGGATTTATTGAAGATATTATTATTAATGAGCATATGAAAGTTGTAGCTGATGTTGTTGATGGATTTAAGCCGCTTGAAATTGATAGTCGTGGTGTGTTGATTTCGAATGATCCGTTTTTAGCTACAACTGATCCAGATGTTATGATAATTTCTAAAGGACAAAATACAACATTAGGGGTTCGGCCATTTGATGTATCAGATGATGAGTATTCTGGTGTATTACGTGCCATTTATGTTAATGTTAAAGTGATAAAAGATATTTTTGAAAAGTCGGAAACATTACAAGAAGCATTAAAACAAATTTTAAATAGAATACAAGTTGCAGCAGAAAATATTTGGAATTTTAAATTGTATGTTGATCCGATTCGGGATAAATTACGAATAATTGATCTTAATTATGTATCAGCATTAGCTGATCAGATTAATCCAAAAGAAGTATTCTCTTTTGGAGGATTTGGGAGTAATAGTATTATAAAAGGATTGTCATTACAAACTGATCTTACGAATCAAATGTCATTAAAGTTTGCATATGCGATAAATAAAGATACAATGACAGAATCAAATTCGTCTATAAATGATAGAAGTGATGTTGGGTTGAAAACATTGTATGGAAACTATAGAGATTTAGTTTTAGAAAAATTGAGATTGGAAAATCCTAAATCAGATGGTAGTGGGCAAGGTGGAATCAGTAAAGGAGTTAGTGATGTTACTGAAATAAATAGAGAGAAGTCTAATTTAGATGAAGATCAATTAAAAGAATTGATTAAGAGTGGTCAGCGTATTGAAGTAGAAGGGACGAATTTTATAGCATTGAATTCAGTAGCGAGTGAATATCTTGCACAATATCTTCGTAGGCGAACGATTGATAATAGGCGGCGGCATCAAAACTTGCTTGTACCACTAAAAGTTGATATTACTATTGATGGTACAAGTGGATTAATTCCTGGAAATATATTTAGAATTGAAAATATTCCTAAAATATATTTTGATATTGGTGTGTTTCAAGTGATTAGTGTGAATCATACCATTAATAATGATAATTGGGATACAAATATACAA